CCGATGGCCGGCACCATCCGATTGGGTATCGGCGGCATGTAGGTGACTCTCGCTCCGCCCGCCGTAATATACCCCGGGCAGAACACTGTCCCCGTTTTCTGGTAATACCGCATGCACGCCAGCAATTCTTCTCCATAACTGCGCGGCACGAACGGCGTCGCCTCTTCCCCTATCTCCAGTTTTGCCCAGCATACCGTCTGCCCGGCCGTAAATCCTCCCAGGCTCACCATGGCGCCCGTCACTTCCACCGGACGTGTGATATATTTCATACTCCCGTCACTGTTCTTAACCCCTATTGACAGCGTCAGCTGTTTCCCCTGCAGCAAAGCAGCGTCCTGGGGTTCCAGCATATATGCTGCCGACACGGAGGCTCCCGAAACCAGCATCCCGTCCTCTGTCCGTGATACCGTCGCGCTTTCTGCTTCTCCTGCCAGTTTCACGCAGTACCATCGATCCGCCGTATATATCCGGCTCGTTCCCACCGTGAAGCTCTCCCCTCTCTGCCATACCGTGAACCCCCCGTTGATTAGGAGGTTCGGGTTGGAGGATATGTCCGCCCGGGCGGCGGCATTATATATGCCATCTTCTATATGATTCATCCAATCGGCAGTAAAGGGCGTCCCTGCCTGCTGCACTTCTGTCGGGGCAGAGGTAAGCGTCCACTCATTTCCGTTTTGGTCAGTAAATTTGTTAAGCCCCGTGCCGATTCTTGGGAGCCATGTGTTTTTTGTGTATGCCATTTTACACTCCTTCCATCCATGATCCATTATGGTATATATAGGGCATTGCATTTACCCACGCTCCGTTATGGTATACATAACAAGAGCCAATTTGAAATGATCCATCGACATAAATTCTTCCAACGCCAATTTTCCATTGTGCCGTTAACGTTTGATTAGAAGCGGTTTGCACAATACTTTCCGCCGTTATTATGTTTCCTTCGGAATCTTGCCACCCAGCAAACACTTTGGCGCCGTTTGTCGGCGTTGGCAGCACACCATAAGGCTGCCAATATGTAACAGTTTTTGATGTCGGTGACACTGTCCCGCCGTTAGGATCAAATGTAATGGTATAGGTGTTCCCGGATAACGTAGCCTGAGCGGTCAGTGTCACATTTCCAGATGGCATATTAAACGTATATGCCTGGGTTTGGCCATCCGCTAAAATAGATGGGTTGGAGCTCGCCCATTTAGAAAATGTTGTAGTATACCCGGCCACATTTTCCAGTACGCAATTTACGGTTACGAATATACCGGCCGGATAATTTACACCGCCGGAAACAGAGGCTATCCCATTTCCGGCCTCTACTGTTAGGGTATACGCCGTACCCTCATAGCTTATAGAGAAAGTGTTTCCTACACTTCCACCGGAAACGCCAGAAGATCCATTCCAATAGCAGGAAGCCACATCTCCATAATCCTGCGACTGGGAATATTTGACGCGAATATAACAGCCATTAAGTGTCCCGCTGGCCGAAGAAATAGGGGCTGCGCAAGACACTATATACGCATAACTGTTCCCCGCTGTCCAGGCAACATTATTCTTGATTAACTGGCTGCCAATCAATTCACCAGAACTGTTATATATAAAGGCAGTCCGATTGTTTCCGCTTCCGGTACCTAATCCAGTGCCCGATCCCAAAGTTATCTGCAATCGAACATTGAAATTTACTTTACCATTTTGAACTGTTGGCGCAGTTTCCAAAGTAGCTTTATAATATGTATAAATGCTGGTATATGATGTTTCTTTTTCAACCAGCACGGTTCCCGCCGGAGTGATCGCCATGTTTTACCCCTCAATCACAAAGAATAAGTCACCCTCTGAGCCAGAAGATGGCAATTCGGTTCCATAGCCGTATACGTTTGCAATCCCCTGTTCGATGTGGTTCATCCATGCCGCAGAAAACGGGGTTCCTATCTGCGTGATGCTCACCGGATTGGGTGTAAATTCATATTGTTTGCCATCCTGATCAGTAAAACGGTTCAGACCGACCCCGGCCCGGTCAACCCATGTGTTTGGTGTATAAGCCATATTTCCTCCTTAAATTGTGCAGCTGTCTGTCCGCACTACGTTCAAGACAACGTTTGTGTTCTTGTCGATATTTACTAAAACACGGGAAAGCAGCGCCCCGCTGTCCTTTGCGGCCGTTGCATTCGGCCCGGCAAAAACGCCGATTTCCCGGATATTGTAGTTGCACTCCTGCGATCCCAGGCTTACCACGGTCTGGACGATTCCGGGATTTGGGTTAGATATCTGCGTGATCTGTTTGCGGAAAACCTCGGCATCCAGCGCAGTATCCCCCGCAGAAACGGCAGATGACCCAGTCCCAAAGGCAAAATACTTGATTTCCAGCGCATCCAGCGCCCCCATATAATTGCCCATGAGCATTTGAACCCGCACCGTGCGGTTGATCTCCGTAAGCTGGTTGTCAAACCGCCATGCCCCCAGAACCCGCCCGGAACCTGCGTCTATACTTCTTATCAGATAATGGCCTTTCAGGCCAAATTTCTCCATCTTCAAAGCGACCTCCTTATACCGGGAACACTTCATTCCCTAAATCTGTAGGAGCAAAAATACTCCCGTTATCCATCGCCTGGGCAGCGTAGAAGGATTGTCCAACGCCTCCCCTCCCGCTGTAGCTGCCGCCCGCCATGGGATAATATGTATTGTCAAACCGCACATAGATAAACGGCCCGCCAAAGGATACCTCCGGTGTAGGATAGGACGGCGTGGCATAGCTGGAAACGCTTTCTTCCTCCAAGGCAAGCACTTCATTTGTGCTGCTCTGTTGGATTACAATTTCATCCTGCCGGATAAAAAGTTGACTGATATCACGGTACAGATTGGATATTGTTTCGCCGTAGGACTTCAAGTAGTTCCGGTCCGTCAGCCGCAGGGAAATCTTATAATCTCCCGAAGAAATCGCCGCCGGTTCTATTGTTCGTTCTACAATGAGATAGTCCCCGACAATTCCCAAATCCGGCAGGTCAAAGGTCAGCTGGGTTAAAATTTCCGTATCCGCGATCTCCATGTTTAATTTTGCAAGCTGGGAGGACAGCATCCAGAATGTGATCTCCCCCATATTCTGCTCAAACTGTTCCAGCAGAGAATTGGCAAGCTGCAAAGCGTCCCGCGTGTTGGTGATATTGGATGCGATATATACGTTTTCCCGCAGCCCGCTGGTTCCCGTATGCTCGGCGATCTCGTTGATTTTCGTGTTGTTGTATGCCGCAACCCGAATGGGGAACATGCCGATATATGCAATGCGCACGGCGTCCCCCTGGGTCAAAAAGTCCTTGTCCTTGATCGCTATGGTTTGGGAATCAAAGGAAAATGCGAAAACAATATTTTCATCTTCGTCATCCAGACCGTTCACGCCGATCCGTTCCGGGGGAACCGGCGTGCTGTTCACCCAAATCTGCGGCTTTTGCGCCAGGGGAAAGACAGTTGTAAAAGAATCCTGCTCTCCGTCATAGGTATACGTTTCCTCCTGCTCGCTGGTGTAATCTTTCGCCCCGGTAATATACTGCACGGTGCGGGTCATATAATCCTTGGTCTTGTGCTGCAATTCCGAACCCAGCAGGAAATCCTTGTTGATCGTGTGCGGAAACTGGGGAAATTCCTCTTTCACGATAAAGTAAAATTTCTTCTGGTTGTCCACGCGCCAAACCGCGCCCACAAGGTCGGCAAGCTCATTGAGCGCATCCTGCAGGTTGAAATCCCCCGCGGTATATACCTCCATTGTGACGGGAATTTCGGATATCTTTCCCAGGGTGATGTTCTCCTGCGCGATATACGCCGTAAAAAGAGCCTGAATGATCTCCGTGATGGTATATCCCTGAAACGCCACATTGATGATTCGGTTTGCCAGAATCGCATTTGCATTGGAACAGGTGACCGCATACACCTTTTTTTCCAGCCCGGTTTGATATTTCGGGGAGGAAGGGATTCCGCAGGAACCCCAAAAGATGGTGTTCCCGGCGTCATCCTTCAGCTCCAGGATATCCCCCGCGACAGGGAATGGTTGATCCTCTACCACGACGGATATATCCGATGCTGTCTTATTCCCCGTCTGTTCCGTGATGGAAAAGTCGGTCTGCGCATCATATTCAATTCCATTTATATATGCTTTGATAGGATTACCCCCTTAATGTGAATGCGGCGGCGTCATCCAGATTGCGAAGGAAAACCCTTCCTACCTTCAGCCCGTCCATTTCCACATTGCCCGTCAGCGTAATATCCGCATATAACGGACGATCTGAACCCATGGCATCCCCTCGCGGGGCCGCTCCATTGGCAATGGCAAAAAGCTCTGCCTGCTGCTGTTGCGTCAGAACCATTTCCCCTTTTTTTAGCATTGCAAGCCCTTCCCCTTCTTCAAAGTCCACAATGCCGCCGGTATGGAACCGGGGAAGTTTTACCTTTGCGATCAACGGAATTTCCCCGATGCCCAGCCATCCAATCAGGGAGTTAACGCCTTTTATCAGGAAGTTGATGACATCAATAGCGCCATTGATAATGGATTCAACGATGGTTGGGATCAGATTAAAAATTCCTTTGAAAATATTCACAATCCCACTCCATGCCTGTTCCCAATTTCCGGTAAAAACGCCGGTAAGAAAGTCAATAACCGCGCCAAAAATATCCATAAGACCTTCTATAATGGGCATGATCGCATCAATGGCGCCGCCCAGCACCCCGGTAAGTATTCCGGCCAGCTTTTCAATCACCGGCCCTAGTATTCCGCTGATGAACTCCGCTATTTCGGTGAAGATATTGAAAAGCGGCGTAAGGGCATCAAAAACACTTGTGATGATCGGGGTCAGCTCTGCAAAAAGGTCTTGCAGAATCGGCAGGATCATTTCCACAAGACTTGTGAGCGGTTCAATTAACGACGTTATGAGCGTAAGAATGGGTTGCAGTGCCGCATTTATCAGAGCGGAAAGAGGCTCCATGATAGCGGTCAGCATCTCCATGATCGGCTCAAATATCTCATTAAGAAGCTGGGTTATGGGTTCCAGAATTTGAATCAGAACGTCCAGAATCGGGGTAAGCGCCTCGCTCAAAAGCTGCAACGCAATCCCTAGAACCTGCCCGAGAAACTCAATCAAAGCCCCGAGCGGTTCAGACAGCAAAAGAATCACTTCGCTTAACTGTTCCAGAATCGGACTCAAGGAATCCGATATCACCCCTATGATGGGGGCGATTGTTTCGGCCAGCACATTCAATAGAGGAATGAGGGCTTCACCGATCGGAATAAGCAGCAGTTCAAAAGACCGCTTCAAGCCCTCCAGCATGGAGCCGAGATCGTCATACTTGACCTTTTTGATCTCGCTCATAGCCTCAGCGGACGCATACGCTCCATCCTCAATAGACGCAAGCTGAGAAACGACTTCCGGCCCCAAGTCCTCCCACATTGTTCCAAAAAGATTGACACCTGCGGTATTTTGGGCCAATGGGTCTTTCATATTCGCCAAAGCGGATATGGTCTTGTCAAAGGCTTCCTTTGCTGAATCGCCGCCTGCGGCAAATTTCTTTGCCATTTCATCGGCATTAAGCCCGATTGCAGCAAACCCCTGTTTTGTCGTATCGGATCCATCAATTACCCGAATCGACATCTCCTTAATTGCATCACCGATTTTGTCCAAATTCCAGGCGCCGGTTTCCGCGCCTTTCTCCATAATTTTGAACATGTCATCGGCGTCCAGGCCCACTTTTTTAAACTGAACGCTATATTCATTGATACTGTCCAGAAGTTCCCCGGAAAAATCCAGGCCGTTTTGCGCTCCGGTCGCAATCAAGGACATCGCTTTATCACCGGAAATGCCGAACTGCGTCATTAAAGTGCTTGCCGAGCGAATAGATTCGTTTATCTCATACCCAAAAGTATCCCGAAGAGCAAAGGCGCTCTCGGTTACATTTTCAAGCGTCGCCTGATCCAGCTTCCCCATTTGCTGGGTAATCGTTGCCATGGCGTTTCCGATATCTTCAAAGGATTCGCCATAGTTGTTTGCGTATAGGCTTTTAAGCGTATCCTCATAGCCGTCCAGCTCGGATTCTGCGGTGCCGGTTGACGCGGCAAACTGGTTCATTGCTTTGTCTAGGTTTATGGCACCAGATATTGCTTTTCCACCCACGGCAACAACCGCGCTTCCTACCGCTAAAAATGATGCGCTTATCCTTTTTCCTGTTTTCCCTGCGGTTTCCGATATTCCATCTAGCGTACTCTCTGTTTTTTGTTCCGCAGAGTCTAAATCCTTGTCAAGATTCCCCGTATTTAAGCTTACTTCATATTCGACTTTACCATCTGCCAACGAAAATCACCTCTCTTTTCTCTGCGCCATCGCCTCCATTGCCATTGCGATTTTGCGGAAGCCCGCCTCTCTTTGTTTGCGCTGTTCTTCTTCCGTAAGCTCTACCCGGTATAACATTTTCAAGCGCATAAGGTTCTGCCGCTCCTGCGCGTTATACTTCGTCGCCTTGGGCAGCGGCCGTGTACGGATGGAAATGATCTGCATGATCCGCGTGTTTTCCGGCAGGCCCTTAAAGAGCTGGATGAACTTCCACCAATGCAGATCGCGGTCTTTGCCCAGTAAATCGATGCCATAGCACTCCCGAAACGCCGCATAGATAAAAGGCGCGTCCTGGTCAAAATCAAAGGCTTTGGGCGCGTCTGCCTCTTTGTCGCCCGTGTTTACATACTCCCTAAAGACCGCCTCAAAAAGACCCGCTTTTCGATTGCGGGATAAAAAGGGCAAAAGAAAACGGCCTCCCCGGATCAGAAGCCGCAGGCAGAAGTCTATCTTGTCGGGATAGTCCAGAACCTCGTCTTTCAGCACCGCATAACTTTGCAGTACACGGCGAAAGCCGGTATTTATATGAAATCGAACCCCTGCGGCATATACCGTCTGTTTCAGAGGCTCATAAAGCGTCTGTTTCATTTAAAGCGCCGCTTGAACTGCGCCTTTCTCTCCTTTGCCATCTCCTGAATTTTGGGCGCTATGACGTTCTGGATATAGGGGAAAATATCCGTGAACATCGTCACATAGTCGCCGCCATAAAATTCCTGCATTTTCCGCGTGTTGTCCTCTCCAAGCAGCAGGGCAATCATCCGGATTGTTGCCTCTCCAATCCCCGAAAGAGCGGCGTCGTTTCCAGGCTGTTCCTTCAGCTTCTTTTGCGCGTCAATTAACTGGATTTGCAGGCCCCGGTATTCTTTCACGAGCTGCGGCGACGTGTTCATGCGGATATGCAAGTCCAACGTTTCGCCGTTTTCTCCGTTGATCCGCAACGTGTCCTCAAGTGCCTGCGTTTTTTGTATGGTATACATGATTCCCTCCTAAAAATATGGCGGGGCAAACGCCCCGCCGATTACATTACGCTGCCGGTGTCGTTTTGGTTACCGGCTTTCCATCAAAGCGAATTTCAAAGGAAATTGCACTGTCATCCGTCGAAGCGCCCGACCATTCCTGGATATTGCAGATCGTACAGTCACAAGTCAGCTCCACCGTCGCCCCCTCGGCGTTGGTGTAACTGATTTGGAAAGATGACTGCCGTTCCGTATCAAGGGCGTATTTCGTCCCGAAGATATAATCCTGCGCCTGGTCTCCCATTACGCGGCGGCCCGTAAGCGTGAATGCCGGGGCCATGCCCGTGACGTGGTTCCGTGCAAAGCCATCATCCGAAAGAAAAAAGTATTGCTGCACCACTTCGTTCAGGGCTTCCGCAATATTATCAATTCCGTTTGCCAACTCCGCATACGTCCAGGCTGCAGAGGGCGATTCCGTTTTGGAAACGCCGATCTTGGCCGTCAAGTTATACATGGTCATAAGACCGTATGCTGCCATTTTTAACTCCCCCTTACATAAAATTTGACCCTAAGGCTTGAGCCATAGAGCCACTCTTTGTTTTCTTCGCGCCCCAAATATGATGGAGCGCCCAGCGTTGATATGTCCGTGATTTGAAAGTTTTCCGCCGCCGGGTATTCCTTTCGCATAGATAATCCCGTGTGAATCGCGCCCAGCCCATCCAATACGGTTTTCTGGTCGCTGTGCTTCCCATTCAAAACCGCCGTCATTTCCACTGCCGCGAGCTTATTAAAGAAGGGATTATATGCCGAGGATGCCCACGCAGCCGAAATTCCGTCGTCCGGCGGCATCGCCCCGATGATAACGGGAGCATATGGGTTCATGCTGTTCATCAGGTCAATCACTGCCTGCAAAACATCTGTATAAACGCTCATTTCTTCGACATCATCCCCTTTGTAAAAGCGTTCTGCGCGATCTGGTCAAGCTCTTTCTTATATGTCTTTACGCCTTTTTCGGCCCACATCCGAGAGGATTGCGGGTTTTTATCCTTGGAGGGCTGCCCGGTATAGTAGACCTTTTTCGCATAAGGCGTGTCCCATACGGCCACGCCATCCCGCGGCCTGCTCTTTATCAGCGCGCTGTCCTTAAGCGTCCCCTGATCTTCACGCACAAAAATATTGCCGTATTCCACGACTGCTTCGGTCACGGCAATGGTGGCAAGTTCTGTTCCCGCCTCGATTTTCGCGCGAATCTGAGGCATATTTCGCGTGATTTTGACTGCCATTATACAAGCCCCAGCTCGATATGATGCACGCGAACCGCCGGATAGTCCGGCACGGGGTCAACCGTCAGCACCTCATAATTACCATACCTTTGTCCTTTCCGGTTATATATCTCGCAGCGCAGCGGTTTACCCGCCTTTTGTGACTGCTCTGCCAGACTGTCATAGTCCAGCACCGGGCGGGACAGTTTCCCATCAATAAAAAGCACCGAGCGCAATACAACCTCGGTGTTTTCCTTTGTTTTTTTGACTTCGTTTGTGTTTTGCAGATGAACGTTTTTTACCGTGTAGGTTTCCCATTGCGGTTTCTGCCACGCGTCCATTCCCGTGCAGACCTTTATGTCTGCTATATCCCCCAAAAGGGATTTAGGTATCGGTCTGAGCATACATGCACCCCCCTGAACATCAGGCCCGTTTGTTCCAGCAATGATTTTGCCAGCGGGCTTATCATAAGCTGCGCGCCCGTCATATTCCCGCTGGAAGAACCGCCGCCGGAGACAGAAACCTTTCCAACGGTAAAGGATTGCCCGGTCTGCCCGGTCAATACTGTTTCCAGGCCCAGCTCCGAGTAATATAGCACCTGCGCCGCCGCGGCCTTTTTCACAAGTTCCTGCACCCAGGGGGCAAGGGCGGCAATACCCCCGCCCCGCGGGATTCGGAATTGCGTGATCGTATCGATCTGGTCAGACGCAAGACCGGCGTACACGGGAAATTCCTCCTCGGTTATGATGGGCGTGCCATAAATCGCAACATATTCATCATAGGTTATGTACGCCATCGCATCTTCCCTCAGGCGCCGACAACAGCCGTTGCAGAACCGGCGGCAGTTGCGATATTGCCTTTTGTCGTGTTGACAAGAGCCACGGTAATCACCTGCGAGGCCGCCGTAGTGAAGGAATCGCCATTCTGCACGGGCGTCCATCCGGAAGTCAATGCCTCGCCGTAATCCGGCAGATCGGCCGACGCCGCAGATTTAGCCACATAGGCCATGCCATGCGGCGCAGGAGCTAAACCGTTGATGATAGTGTGGGTCGCATCTGCGCCTGCGCTGGTAGTGAATGTAATCGTGCCAAGCGTAGGCAGAGAGGCAATATTGGCAAAGATGCCGGGGAGGCGCTGATTCAATGCGAACACATCGTAGTAATACCGCTCATAATAGAGCCACTTGCCTTTGGTGGCCGCCGTGGGCGAGGACATCATAGATGTTTCGTATACCACGGGGGCGGCAATAGCCAGCGGATCAAACATCAGCAGATTGATCTGCTTTGCGCCCGTGCCAGCCGTCCAGCCCAGAGTAAAGTCATAGTCCGACAGCATCATATCGGAAGGAACCTCCTGGATGACAACGCCGTCCAGCTTGCCCACATTCCGGTCAATGTTCCGGATGCCCGTATCCGCTTCAACAAACCGGGTAATTCCCGCCGCTTCCTTCAACAGCTTATACGCATCCGGGGTCATCTTTGCCCGGATACGGTCGCGGGGCACGCGCTGGTTCACCATATAGGCAAGGTAAGTATCCCAGGTGGCCAGGATATTGTCCGCCGTAAGCGCCGTTGCGTCTACCGAACCAAAATCAGAGGCAGCCAATGCCAGCTTAGAGGCCGCATAAGCGTCCATTTCCGGCACTTTCTGGAACTCGTTAAAGGTCTTTGTGATGTTTGCAATGTTAACAATCGGGTCCTCCTGCATGTCCATGGGGTCGACAAGCGTATCCCATTCCCTGTCCATGCGCATAGTCAAAACCTGCTGTTTGGTATTGAAATTCCGTGTGAAAACACCCGTAATCTGGTCGCGATCTACGGCCCGCGCCCCGCTGACTTCCATGCTCTGAACGGCCACAGCGTTGCCGGAAATGGGCTTATATGTGGCGCTGTTCGGGCTGCCGTATAGGTCAGAAAAATACGACCAATACGGATAAGCGTTAGCCATCGCTTTGCTATACTCGGTTGCATAGTTTAAATCTAGTTGTGTAAAAGCCATTTTTATTCATCCTTTCATTTTTTGCTTAGTCCCCACACGTCCTCAAAACTTGTGGGCTTTTGCCCACCGGGCATCTGCCCTTTGACTTGTGCGCCAAATTGCGGGCCGGTTGATGCGGGCGGCGGGGTCTGCATGTCAAAATATTCTTCGTACTGTTCCCGGATCGCGTCGAGCTGGTCCGCAGCGGGTTTCCCATCTTCCAGAAGGGAATAGACACTGTCAAGAAATTTTTCTTTTACACCGCTCTTTTTCAGTTCTGCGGATACCTCGATTTTTTTCTTGTAGTTCTCATAGTCCTGCTGCAGCGCCTTATAGTCGTCGCTCTCCTTAATGTTCGGTGCGGGAGCGTTTTTCTTCGCATCCGCTACTGCCGCGTCAATCTGCGCCTGTACGTCTGCTTTTGGAACAAAGTCCGCCATGCTGGTACCATGCAGGGCCATCACCTTTTCCACTTGTTCTTCCGTAAGACCATATGACGACAGCGATCTTCTTGTAAATGCCATAAGTTTATACATCCTTTCCTTTAACGCCCAAGAACGACGGGCGGATTGCATCGCAGTTTAACGCCATGCTGCGGGGGCGAAATAGATATAAAAAAGCACCCTGCAAACAAGATGCTTTTTTCATCGTATCGTCTTTTTTCTCCGGCTGAAGCAGAATGCCCGGCCAAAGATGTTGATCTGCAGCCATGCTTCTGCATAGCGAACACCGTTTTCGGTATATTGGGTAATGTAGTGGTGCACGCCAGTCCTCCTTCCCTCCTTAGTCATCATCTTCCTCGAAAGAGGATCGGGGGTCTTTTCTGCCAATTCCCTCCCCCAGCATTCGGGCGATCTTATAATCGGCTTCCTTGTTCCAGTAGTATTCGTACTCTTGCAGCTTATTTTGAACGCTTGCCGGAACTTCTTTTTCCGCCGCCTGCATCATCCCGGCAACGCTGCGCATGATCTCTCTGGCGCGCCCAAATGTTTCCTTGCAGTCACGCGGCTGAATATTCAGCAGTTCATTTCCGAAAGATAAAACAGCATCTTTGATACCCGGTTCCTCGTAGCCCAGCGCTATTCCAACCTCCGTCAGATCGTCGCACTGGTCGGAAATCTGCTCGCCCCATTCGTCCAGTTCTTCATGGTTTTCAAACCACGCATTGTCACCCGAGAGATGTCGGTGCAGCGTCCCGAAATTGTGGATTTGGATTTTTAAAAACATAATCAACCGTTGAAATTCATTCATCCGTTTTCACCTTCTTTCGGGGCGCCCTTTTGGGCTGCGGTTTCGTGCTGATGTGTTTGTGATACTCTTCCGCTGTCATTTTCAGGCCGCATCGCTTGCAGTATACCCCAAGCGCCGTACCTATAAATTCATGCTTGCATTCCATACGCTATTACTCCTTTTCTAAAAATCAGTATAAAAAAACCACTCTGCTTATTTTGAGTGGTTTTATGGGTTATTCCTCAACAATTTGAAATTTCTCCGGAGGGTAAAGGTAATCTTCCCCGGAATCGTCCTGTATCCGATGCCAGCCGCGTTCAATGCCAAGAACTTCATATATCCTGTTTTTTGTCAGCGTGAGAAACGAGGTTTCCCCCGTCCATTTAACTTTCATCCTCCCGCCTCTTTATCTTGAGTTTCCCGCTTGGAAAGAGCTGAACGAGAACGCCCGGATACATCTTTATTATACTCGAAAACCTGCGTCCGATCAAGCCGTTTGGTGCGTCCCGTGCGCTTGCAGAATGCGTTATATTCCGCCTGTTTCTGCTTGATTTTTGCCGCCTCATTGGAAAACCCTTCTTCATCCCCGGCGGCGTCCAGCATGGCCGCCTTTTGCTTGGCATATCGGATTTCCCGTTCCAGCCGCCGCTGTTCCTGGGATTCAGCATAGACTTTATCGTTCTCTTCCTTGTTCTGTTCGGCGCGGTCTCTGGGAATGGATACGCCCGGAATCATCGTAATGGGATGGTGCCCGCAGTTAATGCCGAAAAGACCCGCGGGTTCCCCATAGCTGGTGGAGGATATCGGCCTGTATCGATGCCGCTTCCCTTCGCCGTCGGTGAAGGTTCCGCTGGTATTATTCCATGAAAAATATTTTCCCTGGTATGGATAACATAAGGGGCGCGCTCCGCTATGCCGGGACACCCGGAATATTTCCACGCCATAATCTTCCTGCCGCAGTTTGACCGCCTCCACCGCCGTATTATGGACGGTTGTTCGGATATCCATATTCACATAGGCTTCGGGCGACCACTTTCGCCCGGCCTTATCATAAAAGCCCGTGATCCCCTCTTTATGAATCTGCCCCAGGGCTTTCCGCAGGGCTTCGCTGCGGCTTACAGCGCCCGCAGCTACTTCGCCCGCCGCCAGATTCAGGGCTTCCTGCGCGCTCTGCATTTGGCGCTCTATGTTGATCGTGTTTACAATAAGTTTCCGATACTGCGCCAGCGTACTTTCCAGCATGGTTGTGTTTACCAGATTGAGCTTGTTTGCCGCCTGTTCTTCATATGCCGACAATGCCTGCACAATGCTTCTGCTCGCCAGAACCTCGGATGCTTCGGGGGCTGAAACTGCACCGCGGGAAACCCCTTTCTTCAGCTCTGGTTCCACGTCTGCCAGCGCACCGGCAGCGGCGCCTTCCAACGCTTCCCGGATCAGCTCCGGGTTTTGTCCGGTAAGCTCTGCAATGATGTCTATGCTTTCCTGCGTAAGCCGTCCCATCTCTGCCAGCTTCCAGATTTCCCATTGCTGGGAGGACAGCTTTTCGCCGCCCTCCAGATGCTTTGCAATATTGACAAGCAGCGCATCCACTATGTTGCTATATACCTGCTCAATGGGTTCGGACAGCTTCAAAATGTCCGATGGTGTAAGCCTTGCCATTAGCTTTCATCCTCTGCCGCTTCTTCCTCTTCTTCCCTGGCTTCGGGTTCTGCGTTGGGATTCGTTCCGCCCTCTATGGCGTTGTTTTCCATCATGTCAAAAGCTGAAACTGTAACCTGGCTTTCCTTGGCGATCTCCTGCAACTCCGCTGCTGCCTCGTCCTCCGTGTATCCCAGCTTATCCACCATGAATTTTTTCTTGCTCATCAGGCCGTTTGTCACCAGCAAAATGCCCTCGTTTACATTCGTCTGCCGGTCCTGCAAAATAGAATCATCAAAAACGACCTTCGTTTCCCATCCCTGTTCTGCAAGTTTCCGTATGCTGTAGCCATCCCACTGCATATCATAAAGGCTTGCCACCTGGATAATGCCGTCGATGATCTTCGCAATCGCCATCTTTACCTGTAATTGCTGGGCTTTGATGGTCTTGTAGGTCTTTGAATTTTCGCTTATCACCTCGGTCGCGGTCTTTAGGCCCTGCGCCCGGTCAAAGGTGAATGTCCCGGCGGAAAAGCCCACCTGCAAGCATAGAGTGGACAAAAACGCGTTGATCGCCGCCTCATGTTCATCCACACGCAGCTCAACAGAATTATCCTGTATTTTAAGTTCGTCCGTGTTGTCGGTATTTAGTGCCTCATATGCCTCATTTGTGGCGTCAAAATACCGCCGCATTTCTCCCGTTACAGGATCGACCACCGTCTCTATACATTGGGCCGGAACAATGATCCTCTTTTTCCCGAGCCGGAACTCCCGAATAAAACTGTCGTAACAAATATCGAGGGCTTTCAGCGTCGAAAGGGCATTGGCATAGATGCTCACGCCCAACGGGCTGTTGTCGTCAATGTTGTTTGCTGCTGCCGTCCGGTAATAAGCAAAAAGAGATGTTGTAAGACCCTGTAATTCTGTCTGCGGGTTTAGGAAGGGATATACTTCTTCCAGCGGATACCGGAATCCTAAAATATCCTGGGATTCGATTTGACCTGTACCCCGCTCTTTCATCTCCGACCGGAAAAGCTCGTTGCTGATCCAGTATGTGAGGCCATCCCATTTGTGCCACTCCAGGCGCGTATAATAGTAGCCGTCTTTTGCTTCGCGGCTTATGAATACACCGTCCGTCACCTGCGCATTATCCCACGCCGTAGGAACAAACTGATCCGCCATGCAGAACCCCAACCGGATGCCGCCCGTCCCCGGAATGATATTCCCTTCGCTGTCGCGCCGTTCTTCATACCAGGTCTTGATCGCGCCGCCGCCCAGTGCGAGCACCTGCTCGATATGTTCCTGCATTTTGGTCCAGAATCCATTCTTGACCAGCACATCATGGACAAACTCTTCCAACGGCTGAAATTCGTCCTCTCCCTGGGAAACATGCACCTCGCACTGCTCCGACCACACAAGCCCTGCCAGTTCGGCACTGATCGCCTTTGGAATATCCATCCGGTCCATATCGCGTTTGGCGCGCGGGTTTTCAATCGTTGGCGCAAGAATGCGATGCCACGGAGAATAAAACCCCTTATATAGATACTTCCATATAAAAATCCCAAAATAATAAAACTGATTGAAGGACGGAACCCCGCCCAGCTCAAATATATCTTTAAATTCTTTGGAAAGCCCTGTTTCTGCCCCTGTTCTCTGCATCCAGCTTTTCACCTTCTCTCGGATTTTTTCCAGCATTTTTCACCATCCCTATATCCGCAGCATTTGCCGCATATACGGTTCCACCGCGTACTCCTGCGCGTCTAAACTATCCACGTTGTATGTCCCGTCATCCAGGCGCACATCTTCCGTGATGTGCTTTGCGTCCCACACTGCCGTTTGAAACGCTTCCAGCGTATGTCTGCATTCTGCCAGAATCTTGTGCCGCCCCTGGGCCTGCATCCGGCAGAAAAACCGAATCCGCTCGTTGATCTCGCCTTTTCGTGCGTTTCTTATACTCAGACCCACCCCGGCACGAGCACACGCCGTGCGCAGCCCTTGGATCAGTGTTTGTTCCGCGCTGTCACAATACACCCCGGCGATTGTGCAGATGCTCATGCACTCTCTGGCAAATGAAATAAAATCCCGCTCAAGCTCGGCGGGTGACACGATTCCCTTTTTATAGTACTCATTCAGCGTGACGATTTCTTGCAGCCCTTGCGTGAATCCCGTGCAGTTAAACGCTGTTGCAGAACCGTTGCCGCCAAAGTCAACGCCGATTGTTGCAAACATCACGGGCGGCGGAGACTGCACTACATAGCTTTGTGGATGATCCACAAGACTTGTGTATATGGCCCCCTCAGCCACACACCGCTCCCCCAGAATGTCCCTTCGATACCATACGGAACCCGGTATGTATTGCAGCTCGATTTCCCTCAGCCGCTTTTCCGTGATCGTGCTGTTATCCCGGATTGTGAAGTGCTGATAGTTGTACTGTTCTCCAAGCTGCGTGGAAAACAGGTCGATATATTTTTCATATATCGGATGATTGGGCGCGCTTGGGTTCAAGTCCCAGAACACCCGCCGCACCTTTGCGGCGAGTTGGCGGTTGAACGCCTCCTTAATCGTATCCTCATGGTGCAGGTTTATTTCCGTAGCAATCCACATGCCATAGGAATTTCCGCGAATCTTTTTAAAGCTGTCCGCCTTTGCAGCTCCCGCGAAAATCACAACGTATTCTTTTTTATGGGACGCAATAACCAACGCTTCATTTCCGCGGTATTTTGTCCACCGGCACCTGCCGCGGAATATATGCTCAAGGCCCAGGCCGTTGCTGTCCCCGATGTTGAGCTTCGCATTCGCCGCCGTGCTTCCCGTGGCAAGATGTATGCGATCCGGCACCCCTTTGTCAATCATGTAAGCAAATGCCGCAATATTGTCCACTGTTTTGCCTGCTCTTACGGCTCCTTCGGCCACGGATATCGTGGCCCGTATCGCCCGGCGGATATATGCCTGGTGCTTCTCACCAAACGCCGGGTTAATTCTCTGCGTCTTCATTTAATCCCGCCGCCTCAAAGAATGCCGCTGCATCCTCTGTCTCAACAGCTTCTTCGGGTTCTTCCTTCTGTCCCAGATAGTTTCTCCCCAGCCATATCGCCATGGCCGCGTTCTTCTCTGCAAGCCTCCATTGATGCCGCCGGAGAGATATTTTCCCCAATCCGCGCTTTTGTCGGAAAACTTCGGAAAATCCCGCCTTATACGTCCTTTTGCACCAACCTTCCAGTGTCTTGTCTGTCACATCGAAAAAACCGCATATTTCTTCTTTTGTGCATTGCAAGCCGCAAAGGCCTTCAAACGCTTTTTGATCTATCTCTTTTCTTGGCCTCGGCATAAAACCGCCCCTCTCCTTTCTTATCCTCCCAGCATGGCAATCCGGCTTTCACTTATATTCCTTCCCCGTCTGCATATCCGTGAGGACGATCCGTTCCTCGATTCTGTATCCTGCCATCTTTGCCAGCCGGTGAACCATGCTGATAAACTCCATGGCGCGCTTGTCCCGGCATCCGCTCCGATCCGCCTTTTGTATCGCCTCAGCCGCCGTCTTGTCCATGCAGTGGCTCGTGTTGTATAGGTTCATCCTGTCACCCTTTCCCATAACAAAAGCGCCTTCCCATAGGAGAGGCGCTTTGTGCTTTCCGATTCTTTCACT